CTGAATAGTTGAAGTAAGCGTTGCGGTCGCTGTTATCATTGTTCGTATGCAGTCGGGCTATCTTCTACTATTTCAAGTTCAATTCCGGTAGCTACATCGCGCCTAATTCCACCTTCAAAATCAGCATCGGTAAACAAGGCCACAACCTCCAATAGGCACGGGTCGTTTTTGAAGTTTAATGTTTGAGTATTGGCGCGGTCGAAATTAACGCTAACTATCCCGCCTACGTTGTTTACCGTAGTTATGTCACCATCCGAAAGCAGCCATCTTTGAATGATGCGCTTTGGAAATTGGTACGCTAAAATTTCTAGGTCGTCAAGCGTGGTTATGGTTATTGGTGAACCATTGCCATCTTTTACCGTTACCTGAATTACCCTGTCAGATTTTCTAACTATACTCATATCGCTTTCATTCTAAAACCTTGCCCTGTGTTCTTGCGAATCCCCGAACAGTATAGCGGGTAAATAGTAGGGTAATTGCAAAGAAAATCCCGCAATTCGTTTTCATATACCTTTGCCCCGCTTCGAGTTTGGGCTATCATTTGAGTAAGCTGTGAACCGCTTATTCTTTCGCTGTTTTCTAACGTCTTTTGAACGAACCCGCTATTTGTAGACTTAACCCCATTGACAACCAAAAGACGGGCGTAAACGTAGTATTTCAGTACCATTTTTAACCCACTAAAATGTATCGGGTCAGTAGAACCGTTTGGAGTGTATGTTTTGCCTTCAAGCAATTCAATGTACTTTGATGCCGTTAGATTATTCATCAAATCCAAATACATGGCCGAACCAATAACGGGCTTAATATCGAACTCTTGCGCCTCCGTAATTACGGGGTCAATATCGCAATCGTCCAAGTTCTGTGTCAGAAACTTGTTGTCCGCAAAGTCTGTTATGTTGATCAGGTTTGTCATAGTGTGGGCGTTTTAGGCTCTTCAACCCCCGCCAACATCTCACGGGCTACTTCATTACTGAAACCATATATCTCGCGCAACATGGCAATACCAGCGGGAACGCTTGTCTGTCCAGAGCTAATTGACTGTTGAAGTGTGATCAAAGCCGTAACGCCACCAACAGACCCGCGCAATTCAGCTTGTGCGTTTGCCACTTTGTCAGCGGTTTCTGCATCAATGTTTCTTTCTGCAATGTCGGACATTGTTAACGGCTTGATCTTGTAGATGCCACCAAATGTATCGAATAGCAACCAATCCAGTGTTTCTTCCAGAACCGCCCTTTCATCCTGTGTCATGCGGTTGTAGAACGAAACCGCATCGTCCAGTTGAGTCGACAATCCAAGTGAACCCGCCACGGCTTCAAGAAACACAGTGGGAATTGCGAATACCTTACGAATGTTATCCTGTGTTGACTTTTCGTGATACTCAAATAGCTTGTCGTTGTTCTGGTGGGTGAACGGCAGTAGTTCGGGTTTCTGCTCAGGCGTGTCAACATCTATCAACATTACCTTGTTGAAGTTCTCCGCGCCTTGAAACTCTTTGATCTGCTCGACCATACCATCCTCGGTATCGTTGTCGCCCTCCGCTTGTCCGTAACGAACAAGCATGTGCGAGGCCATGAATGACCCGCTTATGTTTCGGTATTTGAATAGCTTGATTTGGCTATCTGTTTCGATGTCCTCAAGTTCGCTGTCAAATGGAGACAACGGATAAGCGACCTCACCACCTGCGCCATAGTAGCATATTTGACCTTTGTAATTCTCAATTCCACCCGCCTTCGCTATCTGTTCGCGCACGACTTCTGGATCAGGGTCGTACAGGTCAATGAAGTCTATTTTAGCCTTATCAATGCGCTTTTCAACTTCCCTTGCCCAATCTGGATAGACGGCAATAGAAACGGGTTTCTTGTCCTTATCAATGCCTATTCTGCAATGCGAAAACGGCACGTGACTTGACGTGGTTTCCTTTCCAGTAATATCGTAGTTCTTGTGAATAGCGAACCCCCCGTGCATGGCGTAATCGAACGCAACGCGCCTAAGTAACTTGTCAGCCGTAAGTCTATCGCCATCAACTACCGTGTTACCTAAAGCGGTGTCTTCAAAACCCGACCCATTGATGAACTTGAAAAATATGTCAATGCAAGATTTAGCCACGCCAGACCCATTGACAATATCGACCACCCTTTGAGGATAGGCGTTGTCAATGTCGTAGTTGATGATGCCGAGTGTTCGGTCATCCCTACGTACTATGCGCTTCTGAATCTTTGCAATGTTGATTCTCATTATTCAGAGTCGGCAGGTGTTTCAGAATCTTCAATCTTTGGTGTTTCCACTACTTTCGGAGGCCGCCCACCTTTGCCCTTTTGCTTTTCAACCTTAGCAGGTTTTACCCCTGCATCCAAGTCGGCCAGTAGTTCTTCGCCATTAACGAATGATTTGGCCTGATTGCGGTTAGCCATTACCATCGTCAAAGAAACCTCATCGGTAATGTTGGCGTTGGTGTAGTGTGACTGATTGAAGTGAACCAAAGCGTTCGGTCTTAGCTTGTATTTCCTTTCCATTGTGATGATTTTTAGTTGATCCTCGTTTAATGATTTCAGTTCAAAGAAGGCATCCAGTATGCAGTTGTGACACGTGCCTTCGCCTACCTTTTTGCCTGTCAATTCCTTGTACATGGCAAGGAATCTGACCACCGTAGCATTGCCTTTGTCTATCTGTCCTTTCGGCACAACTATCAAAGGACTGACCACATTCAGTAACTCTTTGATTTCGTTAGGTGTCATGCTGCGAATGTATAAAAAAAGGCGGTGTCACGTTTCATCGCGCACCGCCCTTTCTTTCAGTGTTCAAGGATTAGACCAGCAACGCTTCAACAATTGCCAAGGTAGTAGCGAAGTCAGTATCCCATAGCGTGTGCGGCAATGAAGATGGGCGGCTGATCTCATCGTTACGGATAAGAAGGTTGTAAGCCCCTTGCGTTTCAGCGTCTGCCAAAATACGCTCAAGTTCTTGCAACCTCAAACCTGTTTGAAGGCCGTATATCTCGAATGCGGAGTTTCCAGTTGCGCCCTTTCTGTTATTCTGAACGATTGCAACTACTTGCGCCCCGTCCAATTTGCCAAGCTGCAATTTCGCAGCGGGGCTATTGTCGAAACATTTGAACCTCACCTCGTGGTCGTATCCATTAACGTAACGGCCTTTGACCATTGCAGAACGCGGCTCATTGGAGTTGTTCACCCCTTCAAACACGTATCCAACGGCAGCCCCTGCCAGAACAATGTTCTCGACAATGATAGGGTTAGCACCATCGTAAGTGATCGTACCCGCTTCAACATCTGCGAAGTTCAACAGGATCAACCTGTCATTAACTCCGCCCGAAGGTGGGTTGGCACAATCGTAAGCGATACCCGCTGTAAGTGCATCACATATTGGCATGATTTCTTTCTTTAAGGGTTAATGCTTAGTAAGCAACTTGGATCATGTAGTCCTGCAACACCTTCGCGTCAAGGTTAGCCCCGAAGTCGAAGTATGTCTTCTTGTCCTTCTTGTCAAAGAACACGTCAACTTCTGACAAAGTGCCTTCCTCCTCCGTGCCGAATGCAAGGTTTGACTTGGTGGTCAACAGCGCACGGTGCGGCAGGTAGTAGTTAAGCTCCGTTGCGATCGTACGCATGTAGGTTTGGATCATTCTATCCCAGAAGCTGAAAGCGTAGATGGTGACACCCATGCGTTTGATCATTGTGATACCTTCCTGAATGTACTCGAAAGCGACAGGGATACCGTTGGCAGCCCCAGCTTCAAGTTCGCGCACATACTGATCAGCAACCGATTGCGTCACGATGATGATCTTGTCGGCCTTGTCGCGAAGGCGGTAGTCAGCGTTGAACACAAGGTTCTGCAACATCGTAGTAACTACGCGGTTAGTCGTGTCTGTCGATGTGAATGCTTGCAAGGCAAAGGTCAACTGCCCGTTTTTGGATGTAAGGTCTGTGGTCTTACGCGCAGGTGTTGCAGTAACGATCGCGAACAACTGTTTCCAGATGCCGTCAAACGCATTCCAACGCTTCGCAACGAAACCAGCCGTTACGAATGTGCCACCTCCTGCGGTGTCATCCGCTGCCGTGTCACCAAACCACACAAGGCGGTGGAACATTTCAGCGATGGCATCCTGATAACGCTCGATGAAAAACAACGCAAAGTCAGTAGCCGTAAGGTCGCCTTTCTGTACGCCATTTTTCAGGCCGTAAACAAAGAAGGTAGCCAACAGGTCATCGAAACTCTCGCTAAAACGATCATCAATGTATGCGGGCTCCCAGAACTTGTCGGAGTTGGTAATGGTTGCATTGTTCTCGACAGG